CGCCCCCCCGGGCCCGACGGTAGATCTCGACAATCCGCAGGCCACCGAGGCGTGTGCGGATCACGCCGCGGACCTACACGCCAAGGAAGAGATGCAGCACGATTCAGCATCGATCGAGTCAATCACGCTGCAGCCCCCGAGCGACCTAGTCGGGGAAATCCCGCTGGACGGGGGCAAGCGCACCGCTGAGAGACGCGCCCCACACCTCGGCCAACAGCCGTTCTTCTTCAGCAACTCCGGGGACAACCTCACGATGGCAGACCACTTGCGCAACAATGGAGACGCGGGGCCCGTTAGGGTGCCCGAGTTCTCGGCGTTGCTCGGGCAGGCGGCCGAAGCCTTCAATGAGGTGGTGCTCGCAGATAAACCCTGTAGCAACTTGCGTGTCAAGGAGGCATGCGATGAGTTGCCGAAGAAGTACTCATGCAAGGAGAGGGAGCGCTACGAAAAGGACATGTGGTACAACAATTGCCACGAATTGCCGCCCAAGATAATCGCTTCTATCAAAGCGGAAGTTGTGAGCAAGCCGAAGCCCCGGCCCATCCAGACCCATGGCACCGAGCGGCTCGCACTCAACTGCCCTTTGCTCGGCACATACGAGCGGATTCTCAAGGCGCGGTGTGGCAGGTACACAATCAAAGGGAGGCAGAAACAACTAGTGTTACACAGCATCTGCGACGCGGCAGTTGAGCTAGGCTCTCGCGGACCTATTTATCCACTGATGTTTGATCAGACAGCTTTTGAGTTCGGCATCAACGCCGACTTTAAATCCGCGGAGGCCAAGATGCTCACCAGGGTGGCTTCATTGCTCAAATCAGAGTTCGCGATTTTCCCGGATGACCTTGTGGACAAGGCCATCGAGGAACGGAAAGCCGCGATAAGTTGGGTGATGCGGTGCAAAGACGACCGCGGTTTCCGGTACAAGCACATCATCAAGATGCTCATGACGATGAGGCAGTCCGGCGACCGTGGCACGAGCTCACTCAACTGGTTCGCGAACGCGTTGTGGGTGTGTGTGTCGCTTTGTCGGCCCGGTTGCTACGAGGAGTTCTGGCAAGAGCTGCTCGCTGGCAACCATAGGGGACATTTCAGCTTTCCCGCCTGGGACGGCATGGGCAGGATCACCCTCGTGGTGAACATGGAAGGGGACG